TCGCCTGTTGCGAAGTCAATATAATTGCGAAACTCCGTGTAGTGCTGGTGTGCTTTACCTTGCTCAATCTTGCGTTTACCAAGCGCTTGATAACCGCGCCTGATTGCTTCGCCCCACCATTTTCCATGCAGTGCTTTTACGCACCACACGACAGCGCGGCGTTTTGTTTTTGGCGTAAATGCGCCACTCGCAACAGCGTGAGTTGCCACAACGCATTTGTCTGGATTTGTAGATTTCTGTCCAGAGTCGCTAGCCGAAACGCCACTATTTGCGGTGGAGTTTTGACTGATGATATTTGAGGCGCGAGCTATTCCACCGACGCGGTTGGTAGGATCGTTGTCATTGTCGTAAAAATTGCTTTGCATACCCGGCCCACCACCGTCAAACATATCGTTAAAAGATTGATAGCCGAAAATGCCACTGCCGCCAGCATTAGGCGTTGGCGCTTGGTAGTTGCCACCGTAGCTGTTTCCCCTGACCATAGCATCATAGTTTTGCTCGGTCATACTTGGCCTGCTGCTTTCTTGCTGAACTGGCCCACCTTGGGCTGGCATAGGTTGAACCGGCAACCCCTGATTTGGCGGCGTTGGCATCTGACCCGTTACTGGATCAATGAAAAAATCATCACGCGCAGCGGCTTGGCCGGGGCGAGCTTGACGAAATGCGTCAACGCTCTGTTGATACATTGGATAGCTACTGTAAGCTGACATGCCGTTGTAATCTTGTGCTTGAGGCATGCCAGCATTTACTGGGCCAGACGTACCCATGCCAAACGCACTTAATGCACCGTCAGTGTTTTGCATCGCCGCTTGCTGCCTTGGCGTGAGTGCGGCTACATCTGGCCCCATGTAAGGAATATCTCCAAGTCGTGCCAAATCTTCGCCGCGCTGAATGTTTCGCACCGCTGGATCCATTATTTCGCGTGGATATTCAACTTTTTGATGTACTGCTGCCACCTTTTGCCATTAGATGTCCTTCCAAAATGCGACGTGCAAAACGTCAATGTTGTATTTCTTTAAGGCTCTTTCCCAGCCTTTACGCCCGTTCATGCTGATAGCCGTGCAGCCCTGCGATTTAGCAAATTCTAACACGTCAAGATGAATACTTAAAATTTCTGTGAGGTCGCCAGCGCCAAGAAAAATGTGCAGCACCTTTTTTTGAGGGTGGCTGATTATTTCCGTAACAATGCAACTTTTTTTAAGCGGCCAAAGCTGCATTAAACCTTTGTAGACGCCTTCAGCTACGTCAATAAAATCATGCGTATTTCCGCTGTGCTTTAGCGCGTTTTCAATGAGCGGCCTGCAACGTGTTAGTTGATCCATTAGAAAGCTCCGCTTGAGAGTGTGGCGCGTTTCCAAATATTTGCAGACCCATTGTGAGATGCTGTGCAAACGTAGATGTAGTTGGCGTCCCAGCTTACCAAACCAGCTTTATCGCCAGCCACGCCAACAGAGCTTGCTGGTACTGTGTTTTTAACAACAACCTCACGGAATGCGTTGCTTCTACTTACGATTGGATAAAGGGCTGATCTATCCCAAAGCAAAACGCCATCCTCGCTTGGTGTGTCATAACCGCGCCGTGAAACCATGACGGGCAAAGAACGCTGCACCCACTTGGTAAAACTTTGCGCCCAAATGCGAAAATTATCCGTAATTGGTGGTGGGCCTAACGTACTCATCTACGTCCACCTGTGCGAGCATCAAGGCGCATTATCCCAACGCGCCAATCAGAGCCAGCGCCCTCTACGCGCATTCTGACTTGCCTGCCTTGGAAACGGACGTTTGTAGGATTGGTCATTGTAAACGGGCCATGCGTCGTTTCGCTTGCATTTGGATAAAGTCGCGTTTTAAACTTGGCTGTGACGCTGCCTTGCGTTTTTTCGTCAGGCAACAGTTCCACAACGTTCATCACATTGTCGCCGTTGCCAATGGAGATTGGCCCTGTTTCGGCATGAGGCGTAGCGCCAGAGTAAGACGTTCCAACCTCATGCTCGTAAAGAATGCCAGAAGCGTCAAAATACATTGGGTATCTAAACGTACCTTTATCCAAACCGCTAACGCGATCTAACGTGCCAGTTGTCCAAATGTTTTCGACATAATCAAAGCTCACGTAGCGGTCATTCTCCATTGAGTTAGCGCTCGGATAAAACCATGTAATTTCTGACCACTCAGAGTTTACAACGGCGTTAACCTTTGTCATTTGATCCTTGTTAATGTCAGAAAAAACGTAATCGCCAACCTCGCAAGAAATCGTTTGAACTTGGCCGCCCGTGTACATGTGAAAAGACCTATCGCCCATCCAAAATACGCCTGCATCGACGGTTGCCGCTGCCTTTGCGCCGACCATGCCACAGCTTGTGCCAACACGTTCAATGCCGTAAACAAAAGGTGGGCCTTGGTAGGTCATCGCATGCGCATCTTCAGTTGTAATTATAAGCGCTTGGCCGCGTGTGCGTAAACCAGCTAGAATAACACCGTTGGTCTGGATGCGTAAATCACCAGCTTGATTGGTCGCTGCCGCCGTCCACAGATTATTGTTTTCTTGATCGCTCCATTGCACCTTACGCGGATCGCCGCCAGCGCCAAAACAGACAACGAAACGCTCCTCAGTCACCATCATAGCGCTGCAATTCGTTGGCGCGTTTGACAGTAATGCAGCGTCAGTTGAAGCGTTTAACTGCCATTCATACAGCTTGCCGTCATCAGAGTGCATTGCTAAAAGATATTCACCCCAATTTTCAAGGCTCCAAGTTGTTGCGCGATACACAATATCTGCGTCAGCGCGAGGTGTGCCGTAAGTTTCGTCATTATATAGGCCAGAGCCGTAGCCCGTGTTTAAAGTCGCATTTACGCGCCCTGCCGTAAAAGTATTTGGTGTGATGTCAGAAGCCGTGCCGCCAGCGTCGATAATATGAAGTTTATCATGCGTTCCAGCAGCGATAAAGCGCACGTCGGCGTTTGTTTCCCACGCCAAAACAGAACGCGGAACACCTGACAGATTTACGCTTTGTCGCTGACGCCAGCCGCCGATTGGACGCAATGCGCCCTCATGCCAACGGACAAGGTTTACATCGCGCCAACGATTTGCTGACATTAAATCAGTGCCGTTTCGATGTGCGCCGTTCGGAATATTAAGGGGTATAAGCGGCATGCTTTATCCTACGGCTTTGTCGGCCATGAAATTGTGGCTGGAAATTCTGACTGTTGCGGCACTTCACGAAGTTGTTGACGGTAGGCTGTCATTTGGCTCGACATTGTTAAGTCTGCCAAGGCAAGGTAATCTGTCTCAGCAAGAAGCGCATTTCTTTTTTCACGAACGTTATCCGCAAGTTGCGCTGCTAACCTAGACTGCTTTGCAGTCACCTCATCGCTAGATTTGTTGACGATGGTTTTTTCACCTGTCGTACAGTTTATTTCAATTTTAGTATCTGCCATCTTTAAACTCCATACAACGTAACATCGCCCTCAGTTGAGTTTCCGTTAAAATCTATTTCAATTCTTTCTAAAACTGCTGGTAATGTAATATTGCCAGACACAAGATTTAAAATATTATCACCAATTCCGATTGAGCTTTGAGCAGTGTAATCAAAGGTGCTGCCAGATGTACCATCGGCCCTAGTTATAATAATTTGACCTGTTACGACTTCGCTGCCAGATGTGTTTTGCGTTTTTGCTATTCCGCCAGATTCATCTCGTGTAATTGGGGCTTGGCCTGATGTGCCTTGAATTAATATTGTTTGATAGCCGCTTGTTATCATTGAGCTGTCGTTTGATAATCTAACATAATTTACGCCTTGAGCATTTGGGGCGTAAAAAGTAAGTACAAACATTTTTGCAGTCGCAGGCAGTCCCGTAAATGTAAAAGTGTCTGCATTATTTGCATCTAAAGTGGCTAACTGGGTTAGACCGCCGCCGCTTGACGCATTTTGCCACGAAATATCAGTACCGTCAGATGTGAGTATTTGATTGGCCGTGCCTTTTGTTAGCAGGGCTGTTGCTCCAGAAGAATTGCCATAAATTAATGACCCACGACTTACAGCATCTAAAGTGTTTAACTCTGCCGCCGTTGATGAAACGCTTAAATCTGCCAAGCTGCCAGTTTTTGCATTTAGCTGGGTTTGAACGGCTGAAGTAACGCCATCTAAATAATTAAGCTCGGCTGTCGTAACGGTTGCGCCGTTTAGGATTTGAAACTCAGTGTTGTCAACGCCGCCTAATAAACTATCTAAGCTATTGATATTGTTATTTAAATATGAACCCCACGCATCTTCATCGCCGTTTATGGCTGGCATATTCCATGAGTAGTTTGTAGTTTGAGTAGCCATTTTATGCAGCCCTTTCTAATAGATCAGATGTTGTCCAATTTGTGTTTGCTGCGTTTGCTTCAATCCAAGTGGTGCTGACCGCGCTTGCTTCAGTCCACTTTAATTCACCGCTTGCCGTCATTGCGCTGACCGCTGATGCAGACGCTACGTTGGCCTCAACAGTGGCGCTTGCAGTTGACGTAAATATGGACGTTGCAGCAATGGTTGCAGCGCCAACAACATCAGACACGGCGCTTGCAGTTACGCTTGAGGATGTCGAAATTGACAACGCGGCATCACGAACAGCTTGCGCCGACGCTGACACAGTTGAAGTGCAGGCGATTGTTGCTGTCGCATTCTCAACACTTTGGTTAGCACCGTATGAAAATGTGCCGTATAAACCTTGACCGTATCCTTCACGATAGCCCGTTGCAGTGTTGTAAGTAACCGCGCTTGCTGTTGTGGAAGATGTGCAAGCAATTGTTGCCGCACCTTCAATATACACCTGCATAATCTCGCCAGTGGATGAAACGCTCGCCGCGCAAGCAATTGCTGCCGTGCCGTTTTGGATACGCTCACTTGCAGCGCTTACAGATGCAGCGCAAGCAATGGTTGCAGCACCGTTTGTAAAGCCGTCATCTGCGCCTGCTGACCCTATGGGCGCTGCTGATATGGGTGTAAAACCTAGCATGCGTTAGCCTTGCAGTGGTGCGGTTGGGACAGTGTGGCTTGAGCCAGAGTATCTAGCTAGTCCTTTAGTAATTCTTAAATCTTGCACCCAACCCTTGAACTCATATGTCGAACTGTACCAGCCGCCAATGTTTAGGTAAGTGCCTGTCAGGTTGTTATTGTCGGTAATTGTGTTGCCGACTTGCGCGCCATCAATATAACATTTGGTATTTCCGCCGCTCCTTGCCATTACAAAGTAATACCAAACGCTACCATCATTTGTCAGTGCGGTAGAACCCATTGCTGTATAGGTGCTGTTTGTGTAGATGTACGGTACAGTGCCGGGGTGCGCAAACCCAAAACCTATCCCCGAATGATTGCTGGGCAAATAAGATGTAGTGAGTTGAAACACTCCACCAGAATAAGTGCCGGTCATATTGGGTTTAAAAAAACCTTCAACAGTATAATCTTGTGTCCCTATTGCTTCAATTTCACACCGAGCATTGTCGCCAGAGCCATCAAAATACGTTGAAAACGCACCGCTAAATTTAGTTGTTGCATGACCCGTTGTATTTCCACTCAGAGTTAGATTTGCATTTTGTGACTTGTCAAAGACTTTAGAGCCTTGGCCTGATATAAGCAGCTTAGTGTTTGTAACGGCTGATAAAGGAGCAGTCGGAACAGATGTTTGGACCGCCCCAGTGCCTTTGATAATCCGTAAATCCGCTAAAAAGCCTACAAAATTGGAAGCCGCACCGTCTACGCTAAAGCCTCTGCCTATTTGCGTTCCACTGCTATTGAAATTAAAAGTTTGTGACGCGGATATTGTAACAGAAGCGTCTGCCGATCCATTGACATATATTTTTAAATCAGTCGAATTTTCTCTAGTGACACAAACGTAATGCCACTGGGACAACGACAGAGTGTTAGTAGTAACAATAGCTGGATCACCTACACCGTTTGTGTACATATATATTTTATTAGCTGCTGTGTGATTATCCCACCTGATACTCGAACTGCCTGCTACACCGTAGTTTATCGACGAAAAAATGCTTGGGAAATTGTTTGACTGCGTATCAGCGTAGAACCAAAAATTAATAGTCCAAGGATTGGTTCCAAATTCGAAATCAGATAACGAAGAAAAACTAAAATAATCACTAGAATCAAACTCAATACTTCCACCGTGAGTTGTTGGATTGTACTCACTCAAGTCAGTATTCTGTGATTTTGCTGATGCTCTGTAAGGAGAAAATGAGCCTTGGGTTGGATCACCATTA